TACCCCGTGGGATTTTGCTAAGTTGTAATCAAACCAACTTTTACCCATACCAACAATAGCAACAGTCTTGCCTTTAAGACTTTCGATTTTTTTCATTTACTCTCCTTATTTTACGAAACAGAAGTTCGTAAAGCATCATAACGGTATTCGTCTCTTCTTCCTCTTGCTTCTGCTTGATTCTTTAATCTTAAAACTTCTAAATTAAATCTTTTCTCATACTGTTCCATTAAGTCTGCATCACCCTTCATGAATGTGTATGCTTCTACTAAAGCACCATAAAGCAAACCGTTTCTAGCATTATTAGATAACCAAGTCCCTGTAGTGTCTACAGTCAAACTACTTGGTTTATATAAATAATGTAACTCAACTGTATAATTAGCGTCAGGCACGGGAGCCACTATCAAAGTAGATCCATTATTTGATGCGGTAGATAATTCCTTATCAAAATCAGCATAGTACAAAGGCTTTCCTCTTGCAGAAGTATCAGTAGGATCTGTATCAAACTCTCTCATAAATGTGGTATGTTTTTTATCTAAGTATTGATATGCACCTGCGCTATCTATTAATGCTAAAGAAAAACTTAATTGAAAATCTGTTGGAGTTGTTAAATAAGTATTACCAGCCGTTAGGGATCCAATTTGATTTTTTCTAAAATAATCTAACTGTATTAATCTAAATAATCTATCTTCTGCATTAATTATAAAATCATCTAATGAAGAGACAAAAGTTGTCTCCTCATTTTCTACGTAATTTTGTATTAAAGTTTTTAGTTCTGCTAAAGTCATATCAAGGTGTGTTAGCTGTCCAGCCCATCGCACTGTGATTAGTACAATAATAATATAATGTTGGCGCACCAGAAGCTACAGTTATTTGTGTGTAAGCTCCTGAACTACCTGGTGTGCCGTTTGTTGTAACTCCTGTTGTATATTCTGATCCACCAGCATGTGTTCCGTTTGCAGTAGTAGAAAAGCGCAAAGGATGTCCATCATTACTTGAGTCGCTTTGATCAAATTTATATGTGCTTCCTTCAGATAAGCTCAAAGTAACGTCAGCCGTAGCTGTAGACCCATTTATTGCAAATTTATTTGACGATCCTACATTGTAATATGGATGATTTGATGGATTACCACCTACCACAGTTATTGTATAAGTTGTGACCGTTTGAGTAGTTACTGATACTGTTCCAAGAGACGCTGTACTTGATAATCCTGTTATTGTTACATCAGTTGTTATATTACCAGTAACTGTAACAGTTCCTAAATTGGACGTAGCGCTAACTCCATCTAATACAGCTACATTCGCAGGAACGTTTTGTGTTGTTGTTACCTCACCAACAGAACCTACAGCAGAAACACCTTGAAAGTTTGACCCAAGGGTATTTGGATCCATAGAGTTTCCTTTTGTTATATCGGTATAAGTTACTACAACAAAACCTTCTCCCACTTCTTTATCATTATTAGGTCTAGGCCTGTATAGTGCTTCAGGATCTGCTTTAACCGTTAAGGGTTCTAACTGAGGATGTTTAGGTTCATAACAACTCGGACAAACTTTTAAACCATTCCATTCTTCTTTCAGTTCATTAAGTTTGTACTCAAAAGCACAACGATCACATAATGCTTTAGCGAATTTACCAACCGCATAAGCCATATTAATTCATCCGCAAATTAGGTCTTATTCTAAAAGATGCTCTATCTTCGTCTTGGTCTGCTGCTCTTCTAAACTCTTCCTCATATATAGCTTTGAGTTGCGGGGTGAGTTGAGGAGACTTCTTCAGCGACAGATAATACGCTAACCCCGCAACAAAACAGGGATAAAATCTAAAAGGCATGTCCATAGTATTAGTAGCTTTATCAGCATCATCCATTCTTACAATTTTATTAAAAACTAATACATCTGTACTGTTTTCTGGTGCTGGCCAGATTTTTAATACTGGAGCAGTTAACTTATCTAAAAAAAATTGTGAAGGTCTAGCTTGTGTTGTTTTATTTGGAATATTTAAGTATTCAGATCTACTTATCCTATTGATAGAAATATCGGTTTGGGTGCTGTTAACATCTCTTCTTACAACAACATCTAAAACATCTATCACGTTAGCATTTAACGTATAGTCTGTAGTGCCTTGTGTAACCGTCTGAGTGCCTTGTTCAATTGTCCATTGATTCAAACCTCTGTTAGCCCACTCTGCCAACATAAGGTTTATAGATCTCCTGGCGGTTTTTAAATCATAACCTGTTCTAAGTTCCAATCCACATCTTTCAAATGCTTCTTCTATAAACTCAGCTACATTAGGTTCAAAGTCTGTACTTCCTGAAAGTGCCATTACTTTTTCTTTTTAGTTTTTTTAAGAGATCTCTCTATTTGTGCAGCTTGTTTGGCATGAAGCTTAGATGCCCCTTTTAGCTCTTTAATTAGTTTTCTTTTTTGTGCAACAGATAAGTCAGACATTATTCATCCTCCGCATATAAGTTATCAAATATCCTATTCACATCAAGTGTATAGTCTAAATCAGATTTAGAATAGTGTATATGAGCAGAAGGACGAAAATCTGGTGCGCCTTGTCCGGTAACAAACCAAGCTGGGTGTGTAACTCTTACTCTGTTATTTGGTAAAGCTACTATATTGCCTGTCCATTCTCCAGCATCTAAAAGTTCCATTACATGACTTTGTTTATGTTGAGCAGGATCGTCTGCTATCTCGTTTTCTGCATAATCTACGGTAAATAAATATCTGGCTGGATAAAAATTACCATCAATTTTTGCCATCCAAGGACAAGGAGTTGCCCTGTCTATAACGTAAACAGAATTATTATGAGATGAACAATCCCAAGGTTGTGCATCATGAGTAGCCATAGGAACAGGCCAATCTTCTACAGGTATGTCTGCAACTAAAGCAGTAATGGGCATCCTTGCCCACATAGCTCCGCCATGTACCGTATCCTCTTCTTCTCCCTCTGCTTCTATGCCGGTAAATATAACTTGAAAACTAAGACACCTAGTTGGCATGGTGGTAACTCCAACTGCCATAGCATGTAAAAATTCACCATGATATTTTTCATGATTATGGGTGTACTCTTTCCTTACCCAACACTTAAAGTATGGGATGTTGCTATATAAATACGCCACCTATTTTTTTGAATTCATATAGGCTCTACCAAAACCCCTCTTAGCTATACCAACTGCTGAGTTTTTGCCACCTTTTTTAACACCTTTGGACTTTGCAGGTCCCCCCATACGCATGCCTTTTGTAGGTCCACCTCTTTTCATACCTTTAGTAGGCCCGCCGCGTTTCATTCCTTTGGTTGGTCCACCTGCTTTCATACCTTTAGTTGGACCACCTCTTTTCATGCCCTTCGTAGGGCCTCCTGCTTTCATACCCTTTGTAGGGCCGCCACGCTTCATGCCCTTAGTTGGACCTCCGGCTGCGTATCCTTTAGATTTCTTTGAAGGACCGCCTGCCGCCATCCCTTTTGTAGACTTACCGCCTTTTTTCATAGCTTTGGATTTACCTCCGCCAGAATATCCTTTAGTTCTTTTAAACATAATATCTCCTACTTTTTAGTTTTTTTTGAATTTTTCTTAGCAGGAGCTTTTTTCTTAGGCATATTGTAATAAATACGATCTTCAGTCGCTTCATCAGGTCTTACCTTGGCTTTTTCTCTAGCCTCCTGTTTTGCTTTCATTTTATCTTTCTTAGCCATAATTTCTCCTAACTAATAGTTGTAACTTTACGTTTATCATTCATGACAGCCCCACACCCTTTAGCTATAAAACCGCCGTTTTTCATTTTAGCACGATTCTGTTTCTTCATAGATTTTTCAATAGCCATACCTCTTTTCTTTTCGTAAGAAGATAACTTACCGTCTTTATCTAGATCTGCTTTTTTTGGATTTTTTAATGTTGTCATATTATTACTTTATCTTAATCTGTTTGCCATAACAATTCCCTGGCCTCTAATTGTAATAGGACCGCCAGTTG